CATTAGAATTAAATATTACATTAGTCATATCTACAGAATATGGTGCAGTTCCGCCACTTATATTTTGTAATATAACTGACATATTTGCAAAACATGCGGTATCTGATGTACTTGTAGTATAACATGGAGTTACGATAGCTGTATTAACACCTTGAGGATAACCTTTAGATGGTGAAATGTATAAAACTGCAGCTAACGGTGCAACGCTCGCTGTAGGCGTTCTAGAAGGTACTGGTGTAGGACTCGGGGTAACTGTCATAGTTACTGTCGGTGTTGGCGTAGCAGCTGCAGATTGCGTAATAGATGGTGTTACTCCCGGCGTTGGCAATGGAGATTGTGAAACTGGTGGAATTGGTGTTGGACTTGGAATTATAGGAATGACGGGATTATTACTACCATGATTAATATTCCCTTTTATACCAACAATTTTATAAAAAGCTTCACCACTACTAATGGTTCCACTATTAGCCGCTCTATATTGACTAGTAACATTAGCCGTATCATCTGTATAACAAACCATATAATCAACTTCATCAGGTAGATTAGTAGGTGATACTACCCACACACATTCATTATATGGAAAAACATATCCTGTTGTAGCAGATACTGGATTGGGTAATTGTTCTCCATCAGATATGATTCCACTATTTCCGGCAACGTCTGTTGCATCACCAAGCGATATCCAATTGACACCATTGAAAAAACATAAATGTTTTTTGGTAGAGTTATACCAAAACTGCCCATTTGCAGGATTTTCTAATAGATTTGAATATATTCCAGAGTAATCTGGTGTTCCGGGAGAATCAGGATTTTCAGGTGCTGAAAAATTCTCCAACATATGAAGGATGTTATCATCAAAAGCTTCACCATATTCTCTTCTGGATTTACCTAATAATATAATATCTAGAACATTTTGTATTAAAGTTTTTTTATTAACAATAATAGGATTTTTGGCTTTATCCGTATACTTAATGTTATAAACACCATCCGCACAATTCGTTGTCATCGACCATATCTACAATTATTCTATTATTTATATGGTTTTATATTCCTAATTGTCTGTTTATTTCTTTAATTTCTATCAATTTTTCGGGATTGTCGATAAAATGTTGTTTCCATACACTAATATTCACAAAAGATCGAAATAACATGCGTTCTTCTTTATTAGTTTTATACGTAATAAAATGCATAAATTTTTCGCTCGGTAATAATAACCATGGAGATAATTTTCTCGACGTTATATATTTTATCACTTGAATAGGTGAGATGCGTTCAAATATTTTACCTATCTCACAATCATGTTTACGCGATAATTCTTGTAAAGTTGTAATTGATACATCAATTTTTTGATCTATGGTGTATTCATTATCAAAATTTTCAATGTAAAAATCATAAACATCAGAATCACACCATGAATACGGCATAATACCTTTTTCAACCATAAGTTCAATGTATCCCATTTTATCTGGAACAGATTGTTGTTGAGTGAATTTAGTATAATTTATGAAGGAATTGAAATATTTTGATTTAACAAAGGTATCTACAGTAACGCTAGGATACTTGCATATTTTTCTCCATTGATTAAATATCAAATACGCTGTTTGCCCAAGAGGTTTCTTGAATAATTCAACACGTTCCATAAATTTGCATTTGTGGTTTAAATAATAACATTCACGTTTAAAGTTTTTGTGACAAAAATCACATACCATTTCATTATGCATTTAATTCTTTTTTTAATTTTGACATAACATCTTTTTCTAATCCTAATAGCTCTGCCATATCTAAAATATCATCGTTGGATATTAATTTCAAATAATCTTGTGCATCACGAGATGAGCAATCATAATATTTCATTATAACATTTAATATTTCATTATGTTTAACTTTATTCTTTAATTTTATCCATGATACTCTTTTATTATCTGCACAAGACACCATCAATAATTTGTATAATAATTTGGGATGTCTATAAAATTGAAAGCATGTTGTATTAACAATATCATTCAATTGTTTCAATTGTAAAGCGGTTTTGCTTCCGCCCAACCATCGCATCAATACAAATGGGTATATTTGTTTGATTTGATAATCTTCTAAATTATCAAAGAATTGTATATCATGATTAGTTATTTTTTTGATGATATCAAATATATCAAATTTTTTATCATTATTCATCTACAGGTTTCGCCACGACTGCAATTTTCGCTTCACAGAATTTACACATAACATATGAACCATAATGAACCAATAAATCTTTAGGATGTACACATTCCTTTACCATAATAGCACGCAATTCTTCAATTTGATTAAGAAGTGGATACTTCTTTTCTTCTATTAATTTGAGAATTTCATCTTCGATTGGTTCGAGTTCTTTGACTAAACTTTCGATTTTATCCTTTTTTCTTTTCCATGAAAGTCTTTCATTCTTATCACGGTGCTTCGATATCTTTTCAATATCAGCAGCATATTTTTCTTCATCAACGTAATGTAATACCATATTTTATACCTCAGATAATCTAATTAAACATGCCGCAAAATTCATTTCTGGATCAGCGACGAAAGCGTGTCTATACAAATGATCCGATATGATTACGATGCCTGCTTTCCAATTTTTTTGTGTAGTAAATTTGCCAATTTCATGAAGATAATCATATAAAAATCTATAACATTCTTCCCATTTGTCATCTGGTACATTCTCGGCAAGAAATGTTCTGGCAGAAACCCAATCATCGGATTCTATATAACCAATAACTTTTACCATATATTCTGAAGTATCAGAAAGCATATTGTGAAAAGGTTGTAATACACCGTCTTTCACACCATGTTGTGCGGTAATAAGCAATTTTCGAAAATCTGGATAACATGAATTGACATATTCATCCAATAAATCTAAATCAGATATTTTGACTTTCTCATTCTTCAATATGACTCCAAATCGGATAGTCATCTCATCTTTATCTAATGCATCGTATTTAATCTCTAGGCATCGTGATTTTAATTCTGGAATGATTTTTTGGGGTTTATTGCATGTTAAAATAAACTTTGCATTATCAGAATATTCTTCCATCATGTTACGTAATATGGCTTGCGCGGCTGCAGATAAATAATCGGCTTCATCAAGGAAAACTATTTTAAAATCACCTGACATAGCCATCGAACTAATAAAATCTTTAATCTTCGATCTAACTGTATCTACGTTATTTTCATCAGAAGCATTGATCTTTAAAAAATCAATATCTTCAATATGCAATTCAGACTTGAGTAAATATGCTAAACTTGTCTTACCCGTTCCACGATGACCTGATAATAATAAATGTGGAAACGTTTTTTCGTTAATAAACTTTGAAATTAATTCTTGATGAGAAGAATTTTGAAAAATATATTCCGATGCTTTTGAAGGTAAATACTTACGATCCCATATTTCTTTTGTCATGTGAAGTCCCATATAATGCTGGGATTATTGCATACATGATGTTTAAATTCAAGATCGGTTAATTATAAGGTTATTCTTTCGTTTAAATCTTTACGAATATCATCCATAATAGATTGCTTGATTTCAGGTTCGATCTTTTCTTGATGATTTACAGCAGTATCATTATCAACTGGTTCTGTTTCAGGTTTGATAACCTTTTTATTGTCTGCTAATACCATATTTGAAGCTATCGTTAATCCTACAGCAAGAGGATCGAATACCAAAACTAACAATACTGTTAAATAGAATATAACATCATCTGGATTCTTATTTAACACTTTCGCTACATACATTACTGGGCCTACTTTGGTTGTAGTATCTACTTTAGTTGTTTGTAGTTGTGATATTTCTGCGTTTAACTTGTCTATTTTAGGTGTTAATGAACTATATTCTGGTTCAAATGATTTCATTAAATTTTTTCTAGCTGTAACATAGTTATTAGGCAATTGAGCAATTTGTAAATCTATTTGAGACTTTCTTGCGGTTAATCGTTGTAACTCTATTTTATCTTGTTCTAGTTGTTGCGTAATTTGTGTTACAGGCGCATTGATTGATTGATAAGATGCCATCAAATATCCAAATACTCCCGCAGATGTTAATATCATTAAGCATATGACAGCCGATGTTAGTAGTAACTTGAATAATTTATTTAATTTTTTCCAATATCTGTATAATAGAGACGCTGTAATTAATTTGCTGTATTCTAGACTAATTCCCATAATAATGATGGAAATAGCTGAAGCTGAATATATTTGAGATAATCCGTAAATACTAAAAAAACCGGCAGCACTTGCAAGTGCTGCCGCCGCTAACATTAACAAATATGCGAACATGTGTCAATTTCCTTAAAATATTCCAACAGGTTCTTTTTCACTATGAGCTAACAATTTTGAATAGTTGGTTGTCCATTTCTTGGCTTCATTAACTTTAAATCCTTCTGTCCACATCAACTGCTCAATAAGAATATAAGTTCCCACTTTTATATGCTTAGGCACCTCGGGTCCGACTCGATTAACTATAGCCCAACGAGATGTTTTTACATCTTCGATTTTGTTTCGCATCTCTAATCCCCATGATGTGGTATTAGTAAAAGTTCCACTTTCTATATCTTGTAAGAATGAAAATATAATATTGGAACCCAATGGATTGTAATTATCTATGTTATCGAATTTATCTATCATGATTAAGCCTGTTTTTTGATAACACGTTTTTGTTTCGGTGTTTCTAAACCTTCTGTAGAGACATCATCAACTTTTGAAGGCTTTTCAACAATGTTTTCAGCCAAAGCGACTGTTTCAGATTTCGATTTATCCAAAAGCTTTTGTCTAACAATTTGTTCATTTGCCAACATTTCATTAATCCTGCGAGATGATGATCTACGGCGACGATCATTAATATGATCCTCACGCTTAATAATAGCATCAGTTTTTTTGCCTTGCATTAATTCTTGTTTCATTTTAATCAAATCAACATCAACTTCTTGTCCACGCATGGTTTTATGTTTTGTCATATAGGTTCTCGTTATTTAAAAAACTCTTTCAAATCTAATTCGTAAAATACACTATCTACGTTATGTAATCCAATAAGATACAGGATATATGAACTACAGGAACTTCCTCTACCCGTACCCCAGATTATTTCATTTTCTTTGAAAGTATCTACAATATATATAATCGTTTTTATGATAATGTTCATGTCATACGATTCATATAGCTCTAATTCTTCTTCTATTCTATCTAGTCTGATATTCACTTCATCGTCATTAAAAGGTTTATCGGCCTTCAAACGTTTTTCAGTTTCATCCAACAATTGTTTATGAACATAATTACGTATATTTATGTCTTTATATTTCTTTGGAATATTCCATGTTTGATCTAAATGGTCTAAATCTCGTTTAACATTTAATATTAATGATGGATTTAGTCTGTTAAATGATTCTATTTCAGAATTTAATGCATCAACATATATTCCCGGAGTGATCTGCCCACCATTAAGCACAAAATCAGTTAATTGATCTGGTGTAAAGGTTATAGAACCATCATACCAGAGCACTCTATCTTTCAATATCGTTTTCATAAATTTATCAAATAAAATCTGATTTTCCTGCAAATGGTTCTTGTACGGATGCTGCAGGTTTGCGACTGACTGGTTGGGATTGAAATCGAGGGGCTGGTGCCTGCATTGGTAATGCAGTTTCAGGTTCTCCTGTATATGTCATTTGTTGATTAGTAACTGAATCTCTAATTGTTTCAGCATTAGGAAAATATGGTGTTGAAACTGTAACTGTTGACTCTTGTACTATTAAATTATCAATGAGTTTCATAATATGATCCCATTGCAGTTTGTTGGGATACCATCCTTCATCTTGAAATGCTGATAACCCTTTAATCCATATTTTAAATTCTTGAATAGTCATTTCTGGAATAACTGAAGATGCTTTTGATGTTCTTTTTTTAGCTGTCATACGTATATCTCTATTAAGGTAATATATCGCCTATAGCAGTACCCTTTAAGTACTTATTATAATTATCTATGGGTGAAACACATATCCAATATTTTTCACCTAAATGATGACACAACATTTGATATTTGTTTAATGATGGAGTATGTATTTGCCATCGTGGATAATAATGGATACCTTTTATATATCCGGGAATATTTACTCCTTTCTTATGATCAAAAACGAAAGCGGTAAAACTTCCTCTAAGAATTTCAGATATTTCAGCAATTTCCAATTGTGAAGTTTCTTTTGAATATACTAAAATGTTCCAATTAGCAGGAACTTCCACAATATAACCTAATATATTAAGGACAATTACGGGAGTCGTGTGTTCTTCTAAAGTTTCCAATTTAGTCAACATAAAATCGCGTTGCTCTAAATCTAACACCCAAAAATAATCCATAGTTAATGGTGTTGTAATATTGTCAATAATTATAGGAAACGAATTTTCGTCTGAAATTACCATTATGATCCTTTTGTATATGCGATTTTGTTTTTAGAAAAAGGATATCCAGCTTCTTTATAGTGCAAAATGCGCTTATTTTGATGCTCTTTACTATACTTTAAATTACTTGAAATGTCAACAACATTAATAAAATCTTTGTCGTGTGCCTTTCTCAATCCTCTACCAATAGATTGAATAACTCTTATGTAAGATTTACCAATGTCTACTAGATATAGATGAAATATTCGAGGAATATTCAACCCGGTTGATGCTAACTGTGATGTAGCAATAACCACTATATCATCATGATCTTTGAATAGATTATATATTTCTTTTCTAAAAGCTTTCTTGTCCATACCATAAAGAAAATGTGATCCTTCAATTTCTTCAGCTATTTTCTTTCCTACATCTACACCATTGACGAGAATAAGTGTATTACCTTTATCTTTTAATCTATTAATCTTTACTGCATCTTGAATAAATTCTATACGTTTTGTAGAAGTATTCAAATATCTCTTTTCAGAATCATAATCAGGATAAAGTTTTTGTAAAAATTGTTTATATGTATATTGTTCGGCTTCGTCTGGAAATTTAACTTTCCATGCAGCGTATTCAGCTTTTTTATTTTCTTCCAATTCCAAAATGATAATCTTTATTTTAGCCAACCAACCCATATCAATTAATTCTTTCGCAGTAATAATGTATTGTGGTGTTCCTAATGTCACTTTAACTGACATAGCATCAACCGGGGCTTTAGGTAATGTACCAGTAACTCCTATTCTAACATAAAGATGTGAACCATAATTATTCAATATGTCTTTTAATACGTTTCCTTTCGTTCCGTGGCACTCATCGACTATAGCTACATGATACATCCCCACTAAAGTTGGATTGTTCTGTAAGCTTTGCCATGTGCTTATAATAATAGGATGATCTAAGTCTTTAGTATCACCACTATATTGACCGACATCTAATCCCAATCCCAAAAAATCTTCAACACCCTGTTCAATCAAATCGGCACTTGGAACAATAATAATAACTTTAAATCCATATGCTTTATAATAGGAGTCAGCTAATGCCGCCACACACCACGATTTACCTGCCCCAGTAGCAGCAACAATAATGCCACCATTATTTCTAATGATAGAGTTTACTGCATCTACTTGATGTTTACCCAATTCAATATTATTATCACTAAAATAATCTTTATCAATTTCTGGGACATTTAATGTAAATGACTCACGATTATCAATCAGTTCTATTTTATAACCACGTTTCATCAATTCTGGAACAATTTCATCCAATAATTGAACGTAGGTTTTTCCAGCTTTGGAATAAAATGAGATAGTTCCATCCCATACTCCCAATTTATATTTTTTACTAAAAAAATATCCTTCGGCTAAAGGTGAATATTTGGTTTTAAAATATTTGTGATCTTTATCATCAATTCCTATAATAACACAATTGACTTCATCCAATATTTTTACTATGGCTTTTTTACTCAAGAGTAATATCCTCTAACTGTGCAGCATATATTTTCACAAGATTATTCAAAGTATATGCACGACTTTTAAATTGATCGGATATGGATGTTAATAGCGTATACATTTCTAATACATCATTATAGATACGTTTATATTTTAAATAATTTGCATCAGAATCAATAATCTTTTCCACTTCTGTTGAAGTTTTATCATATGAACCATGATTACGAATCAATTTCAAAGCTTCGCTACGAACTTGCTTCACACGCATTTCATAATGTTCTAGCAACATTTTAAGATCAACTCGGATTTCATCATAATATGCCAATAATGAAGCTTGTTCAATGTTGGCATTTTTGATGTTCTTTTTGCTAAGATTTAAATCTTTTTTATAATCTTTTATTTTTACGTCAAACTCATCGAGTATAGGATCAATGAAATCATCAATATTGTCATTTCTTAATTTCCTTAATATTTTCAATGTATCACCTTCGTTTCATCTTTGCAGAATATCGCATATTGCGCTATTTGTAAAGGATCAAGTGTTTTTATGATATCATCTGTAGGATCAGTTAGTTTTTCTAGTATCGTAGAATACTGTTCGTCGTTAGTTAATTCATCAAAATCGGATATACCCAATTTGATACAACGATGTAAGTTCTCTATGGAATGTTTTAAAATAAACTCATCTATTTCTTGCAATTTATCAAATATTTCCTGTGAATCACCTTTTGTCAATGTTTTTATTGGCAAAACTATGCTTAAAGGTTCTGATACAAATGAATCAATATTTTCTTTAGTAAGAACGCGGAAATCATTTGATGCTGTAACAACCTTATCACCAATAGCAAATTTTATGTTTATCATATTGACAATAAAATTGTGATTATCGGGATAAAAATCTATCATTTCAATTTTTATTTCTCTATCAACTTTCATATACAATTTTAGAGCATTAATGAATTTTTCATTATAAATTTCTAAAATTTTATTAGTTAACAAACTATAACTCAAACTGCGTTCTTCCAAAAGTTGTTTAATCATGTATTAATCGTCCGATTCTTGAAAGCCTTCTTGTAAAGTTTTAATTATTTTTGCTTTACGTTCATTAGTTGTAGTATCGGCTGGTGCATCCTTCTCCACAATTTCAACATCAATGGTTTCATCATCACGTTCAATCAAAATAGCTAATATTTCATCTTGATATTGTGAAAAACTATTCTTTTGAAACTTTTTATCTCCAAATAAATACCAACCGCCATTCTTCTGTACTACTCCAACGGCTTCAGCAGCTTCCAATAAGCCCGAGAAACGGTCCATTCCTTCATCCCATGGCACTTGCACCTTAACCTGTTGAAATGGCTTTGTAAAACGTGTTTTGAATCCTAAAGCCTTTAACACAATACCTGCATATTTTGTAGAATTTTTACCTTTCTTTGTTCCTTCAACATCATCACTTTTGAGCATCAATTTAGTAATCATTAAAATTTGTGAGAATGCAAAACGAATTCCGTCAGTGAACACGTATGGCATTGATAATGCTGCGATACGATCTTGTTCTTTATATACTTGTTTCGAACACAACATAACGAATGGGAGAGTTTTAAAATCTTGAGTCCACGATTTAAGCATATCTTTCATTTGCTTAACTTGTTGACCTTGATCACCCGCAGTCTCGCCTTTTTCATAATGTGATTTTTGAGATGCTGTCATTAACATGTCTAATGAATCAACAGCAAAAAATACTCTATCAGTCATTCCAAGTTCTCTGTATAATTTAGTAAATGCTGATACTTCTGATACAGCTTGTTCTATAGTAGTGACACTTCTATAAAAGAAATTATCTGCATTAACATCAACACCTAATGCTGATAGGTAAGTTTCATCTAATGCATTTTCTGAATCTAAAATAAAAATAGCACATCCTTGATCTTGAGCAGCTTTAATTGCATTGCCTATTAAGAAGCTTTTACCTGCTCCTGATGGACCTCCAATAGCACCTAATCGACCTTGCGCCCAACCTCTATCATATTTTCCAGAAATAATTTTGTTTAATAGATAATTTCCAGTATCAATAAAAAACTCTGGTGGTGGATTTTTTGTTGGAATACCAGCTTTTTCACTAGCTTTGTTTAACTCTTTTTTAAATTTTTCAAATATGCTCATATTAATTCCTATAATTATTATTTTTAAATAAAATGGGACATATGTCCCATTTTATATTATTGCTTATCTAACATTACATCATAAAAATTAAGATGATGCTCTAGCTCTACGACGTAGCTTTTCAACGAAGTCCAACTCTTCTTGATCGACTTCTTCCTCGGCACTCACTTTACTCGAAGTTTCATGAGTTTCTTCGACATCTTTATCAACAGCTTTTGTTGTTTTCTTGGTTTGCTTTTCTTTTACAGGAGTTGTCGTTTCCTTCTCATCAGAAACAGATGGCTTAGATTCTGTAGTATTCTCACCATCATCTTCATAATCTTCTCCAGAAAGATGAGCATCTAACATTCGTTGAACCTTTTCAAGGCCCGGATCGACTGGAAGATATTTTGTTAAATCTACAGGTTCAAAATTTTCAATGATATGATCTGGAAGATCAGTGGCTTTTGTGGAGAATGAACTAGACATATCATACTTCGCATGACCACCTTGCAAATCTTTTACAATACGGAAATTTAAACCACCCTTTAGCGCCCATGGCAATTCATCGATTTCACCTTCATTCAAAAGAGCTTTGAGACTCTTTTCATACTTTTGAGAAAGTTGGTTGCCAAATTGGACAATTTTCAATTTTCCTTGATCATTTTCACCCGTAGCTTCATCGGCAGGAAGTGGGTCTTTAACTACATAGGCTTGACCTATGCTTTTCTTGTCTCTCCAATAATATTTACCTTTTTCAGAGGTTTTACCTTCTGATCTGTAATATTTTTGAGATAACACACATATAGGACATTCTTCATCATACATTCTGCGACATGGAATTTTTCTATCTTCGCCATTAATACTTAGAACATGTTCCATCTTATCTATAAATGGGGATACTGCAGTATCTGGCATGTCTTTGTAAGGAACCATGCGAACGATGGCCTTTTCATCTTCACCTTCTTTAATGTTCCAGAAGGGATACATATCTCCGAAATTACCACGATTGCCGTGATTTTCGTTCTTCTTATCTTCTAACTCTTTAAAACGTGCTTTTAATGCTTCTAATGCTGGTTTCATCTGATAATCTCCTAATATAATAATAATAATAATCGTCTGAATGTTACTAATCTAATAAAAAATGATTGAAAACTTTTTCAATCAAATCTATTTATCATCTATTGAAAATGATGAACGAATTATGAACTATTAAGAATTAATTGTCAATACTTAAGAAAAGAAATGTTGTGCTTTCAGATCATTCATGATCTTGATAATATGTTTGCATAATCCCGGCGTTTTCATTGGATTTACTTCCGGTCTATTTTGAGTTTTTCTTATATATGGAGGTGGTGGTTGTCCATCCAATGCTTTAAATTTGTCATCCCAAACTGAAAATCTATAATGGAAATCTAAACAAGAACAATTAACTTTTACATTAGTGCTAGGTTGTACTCGTTTGATAAAATACTCTGCATTATCAGAACCTTTGAAACTAAAACTATCTGGTTGTGCAGCATCCAAATATTCAATATTACTGAATAATAATGTAGTCCAATAATCATGACCATTATTGGATGTTGTATTAGATGCTATTTTTAAAGCATTATTATTCATCATCGGTATGTAAGTGAAGTTTTGTAATTGAACTCTATTAGCTTTATTATCACGTTCTGGTCCCATGATATTTTTAGTTCGACCTTCAAGATCGAAATAACTAAGTTCAAACAACAATTCGTAATGATTCACAATGTATTCCAGTTTTTAATATTTATGATTAGCCTGATGAAATGGGCATATATCCATAATCAAAATCTTCATCGGATTCTGTTTCTGTGGGAGTATAATCCCAATTTTCTATGGTTACATTTTGGAAAGAGTGTAACTTATTATAAGCATTTACGTCAAATGATGCCATATCTTCTATAATTCTAATAACAATCAACGTAGCAAATACACAGTCATCAGTCGCTCCTGTTTGTGCTTTAAATGTATTATCTTTTCGAATTAAGGTTGTCATTTCATTTAATAAAGTTATAGAATTTATTTTTATTTGACCACGTTCAAATAATTCCTTAAAAGATACTAAAGATTTACCTTTCGTTTTAATATTAGAATTATATCCTAATGTATCCTTGCCTTCTTCTGACATGAATATAGCTTTCTCTAATGGATTAACATCAGCTTCATATAATGCTACGATAGCTTGTCCCAAAGCATTATTTTCTACCGAATAATACACTTGATTCGAATGATTTTCCAAAAACTTTAACAAAGATTTTAAATATGAATACAATGTTGCTGGCGATTGTTCATTAGTTCTATATTCTGCCACCTGTACCATTGATGGAAATTCATAAACTTCTATTACAGAATAATCTCCACCACTTCCTTGTGAAGGATCGACACCAACGATATAAGTATTGTTTGTATTAGGAATTCTCCAAAATTCTTGATTATACAATTCCCCAATTTGTGCAACAACAGGAAGTACTGAAACTTTGGCTTGAGATATGACTAAACTATCAAATAATGTATGTGCCGAAGAAATGAATTCACATTTATATTCTTGCCTAAACTTTCTTTCACCGATAAGAGCTATGGTATCTCGCATAAATTCTTCTTTACTAACATCTCGCGGAACTTGTTCCCAATCTACTTCAACGTATTTAAATGGGTTTGTTCCAGCTACTGCGCCACGCCATAATGTTGCAAATAAATCATTGTCACCATTTGGAGTGCTAGTGCAACATAAATTACCACCCGTTGATAAGATAGGTAAGATAGACGCCCAAAAAGCATTTTGTAATGCTAGATTTGGCCCACTTTCAGATGTTGCTCCAATGTGAGCCATTTCGTCAACATATAATGTAGATATAGAATAACCACGACCTGTGTTAGCTGACGTAGCTTGTGCCATTATCTTAGAACCATTTTCGAATGCTATAGCAGTCTTGTTATATTGTGATTCATCGATACCACATTTTATCCAATCTGGAAGTTCTTCATAGACGCCTTTTATTCTGCTCATGATTTCCATGGCATTACTTAATTTGTTTGCAGCTACAAGAATTGTCTGATCAGAAAAAAATAATGCTCGCCATATGAGGAAGGTCGCTGTTAATTCAGTCTTACCAGCCTGCCTACATACCTTAGATATGCACCAACGATTATTTTGATAAGCTCTCATCATTTCTATTTGATAATCGTAAAGCTTAAATTTTATTTTACCTTTAACAGGATGCAAAATATAAACATAATTATTCGCAAAATATACAGGATCGAGCATACATTTGCGTATTTCTTCGATCATTTCTTTAGTATATTCAGTTTGTTGAAAAGGCTTTTTAACTTTTGGGTTTCTTGCCATGATAAATCGTTTATTATTTAAATATTTATGTTATATAATTGTTCTTGAATTTAATTATGTTCCATGTTATCTTTGAGAAAATAGTTAAGTTAATCATGTCATTAAAAATAGCAAAAACGTGTCTAAAAGATAGAGCTTGGTTATATGATCAATATATTATTCGAAAGAAGAATCAAACTGATATAGCTAAAGAATTAGGAGTTAGCACAAATACTATAAAAAGATATTTAGATTTGCACGAAATAGCTACTTTGCCTTTAACAGCTATACGAACAAATCATATAGATGAAAACACATTAGCTTTAATAAACGACAGAGATTGGTTATATGCCAAATATCATATAGAAAAATTATCACTAACAGAAATATCAAAAATCCTCAAGTTTGATAGAGGTTCTTTAAGACGACAGTTAAAACGGTTTAATATCCCTTTAATAAGTCACAAAATACAAGTCCAAAGAAATATGTCATCCGATACCATAATGAAATTAGATGATCCAAAATGGCTTTATGAACAATACATTGATAATGATCTTAGTATGATCGCTATTGAAAAGAAATATGGAATCAATAGAAAACTTATTGCATTACGGTTGAAAAAATATAACATTCCTTTAAAGGGGCATGATTATGAAGTTAAAAAACATTATCCAGCAAAGTCTATAAAACTTCTTAAAGATAAAGAATGGTTAGAAACTCAACACAAAATTAACAGATTGTCTGTTAAAAAAATATCTAAAATACTCGATGTTAGTGGAAGCACCGTTGCACGAAGAATGAAAGAATTTGGTATAAAAATAATCATATTGCCTTCATCTGGACTCGAACAGGATGTTGTTAACTTTATAGAGGCCAATAACTTTAAATGTATAACAAATACAAGAAAAATTATAAATCCTTATGAGATAGATATATACATTCCTTCTCATAAGATTGCTATAGAATTTAATGGAATGTATTGGCATTCTGATGCATTTAAAGACAAAAATTATCATAAAAGAAAACATGATTTAGTTGCAAAAAATGGAATTAAATTACTTCAAATATTTGAAGATGATTGGATTCTAAAAAATGATATTATCAAAACCAAACTCCTTCACATTTTAGGAAAATCGAATTTACCAAAAATATTTGCACGTAAAACAACCATTAAAAATGTTGAACCAGAAACTAAAATAGCATTCTTCAACAAATATCATATTCAAGGCAATGGTCCAAGTTCTATTAATTATGGATTATATCATAACGATGAGTTGGTCGCCGTTATGGGATTTATTAAGAATAACAATTATTATACCTTAAATAGATATGCAACATCATGTCATGTTGTCGGAGGGTTTTCAAAATTATTAAAACATTTTGAAACGAAATATAATTATCCAAAGATTATAACCTTTGCTGATCTAATGTGGAGCAATGGAGATTTGTATTATAAAAATGGATTTACTGTGGATAAAATACTTAATCCTGATTATTCATGGATTATAAAATGTGGACAACATTATGAACGTCAACACAAATTTAACTGGCGACACAAGAATTTAAAAAAGAAACTCCACGCATATGACCCGAAATTAACTGAAGTCGAGAATATGCATATTCATGGATTTAATCGAATATATGATGCTGGGAAACTTCGGTTTGTCAAGAATCCATAAATAAATGATATGAAAATTCAAATATTATATGAAGTCTTAATAAGAAAGAATTTCCAGCGTTAATCGTCATTGACAATGAATCAATAGATAATTAAATTGTCCGAATCTAGAAATGACGTAAGTATTAAAATTTCTCTATAAATATAACATATTGAGAAATTATTATGAATAAGTATTTAAAGAATTTTGTTGAATCCGTTGCTAATGGTGATTTAGAAACTGCTAAAATTGCTCATGCGGCTTATATCAAAGAAAAATCGAAATCATTGTTTGAAGCGAGAGAACGCAAGACGGAAGATGAATTTACTTTACAGGGTGATTATGGTCAAGGTTGGGGAGACTTAACCTCCGAGACTACACGAAAAGAAATTATGCAACGTAGACGTGAATATAGAGAAGAAGAACCGGGTGTTCCTTTCAGAATTATTGTTCGCAGAATTAAAAAAGCTGTTAAAGAATCGTTACAAGAAAGTGATGAATCATTTGATGAAAGAACTCAACGAGCAATTGCAAACTTACAATCTCATATTTCAGATGCTACCAAATCTCAAAAATCTTACGAAAAGGGATCGGAGAAATGGAATAAATTGAACAAACAAATTATGCGTTATAAGAAACTTATAGGATTATGGTCAAAACCTGTTAATGAGTCTCATAATGCTTTTGATGTTTACAAAAATAACAAACTCATCGACACTGTGTTCGATTCCGAAAATGATGCGGATGAAGTAAAACGTAGTCTCATAAACCATGACGGTTATGATGCTGATATAGTTGTCAAGAAAGTTCGTGGAGCAAAAAAGAAGAAAGATTAATCTTTCTTCTTATAGTTTCCAAGCACCATCGATTATATGAATTAATGTTATATTTCCATCAGGATATAAAATAGCTGCAGTGTTCAACCATGTTGACACTCCACGATTGTAATCCAAACGTAATGGTGTTGACGTTCCAGTTTGATAATAAGTCCCTTGGATGATGCCCGGAGAATGTGAATGTCCGATAATCATTTTTTGTCCCAGTCTAGATAGTGCTCGTAATGATCCTCGTGCACCGTTCACACCCAAGTCTCCATGCAACGATAATTCTACATCATTCAATTCAAATGATTCTTCACGTTGTAAGAATCTTGTACGGTCATTAGCCATTCCGCGATATTGATCTGGATTCTTTGTCCAAAATTCAAATACATCAAATTTCTTTTTTTCTTGCGCGGCTTTATATTGATGATATCGTAGATAATGATAAAATCTAGCATTTTCTGGATCAATATTTGGTTCCATTTCGTTAAGCCATCTATCAAGATGTTCATCATGATTAGATTTTATAACAATATTTTGTGCAAACGGTTTTGAAACTTCATCCAACAAATCTGCTGCATATTGTAATGAATTTTCAACATTATCATGTTCATCAAAATAATGCTTTACAAATTGTCCGAGTGTATTGCGCACTGTATGATGATTTCTTGCGCCCATTTCTATCAAATCGTGAAATATCATATATTGAGGTTTAAGCGTTTCTGCGATAGAATTATTACCATTGTATAAAGCATTTTTTACTTCCTGTGAAATAATCTCTGCATGACTATCGCCAGCGACCAATGCTGTCACTCTAACGTTAGTTTCTACGTTAGTCCATGTATACTTTTTATCCAAATCATGGAAAAATCCACGATTATCAGC